GCCCCTGGTCCGAGCGGTCCAAGCGGCCCGGCGGGCGCCAACGGGGCGGCAGGGCCTTCTGGCCCCGCTGGCGCCGCAGGCCCGAGCGGTCCCGCTGGCGTCGCAGGCCCGAGCGGTCCCTCTGGCCCGAGCGGTCCCACGGGCACGGTCCTGTTCACCAACCCAGCCCCCTGCACCGGATCAACCTGGGTGAAGGATCTCGACGCGGACGGCACGCTGACGTGCGTCCAGGTTCGGCTCGATCAGCTCGCCAGCCCTACCTCGGACATCATGTGGCAGTTCAACGGGCAGAAGATGGAGTGGGAGTTCACCACGCCCGTGGACGCAGCTCTCACGGTCCACTTGATCGGTGCGTACACGGGCGACGGGCTCCACCTCCACCAGCATAGCGGCACGCCTGGAGCGGGCACCGATCTCTTCCATGGCGAGTGGACGAGCACGAACGTCACGGGGCTGCACCTCGTCGGCCCGTCGAGCGCAGCTCAGGCAGCAACGATCACCGGCAAGGTGGATGTGACCGGCGCGGTCACCGCCACGAGCTTCGCGGGCCCACTCACCGGCAACGCCTCGACGGCTACCGCCCTCTCGACGACAGGATCATCGGGCCAGTTCTGGAGCTACAACAACACCTGGGCCACGCCGCCCGGCGGCAACGGTGGGCCATCCGGCTACAAGGTCACGGGCTCCAACGTCACCAACAGCACCACCACCCCGACCAACATCACCGGCCTGGCGTGGTCGTTGGCGGCGAACACCGAGTACGACTTCCGGTGCGACATCACCCACCAGGGCACGGCGACGAGTGGTCCGCGCTTCGGCCTGAGCGGGCCAGCGTCGCCCACGCTCGTCAACATCCGGTGGTATCGGTCCACATCGGCCACGGCCCAGACCCAGAGCAACGACACCGCGTTCTCGGCGGCGGCGCAGACCGCAGCGATCACGACGAGCGGGAACACGGGCGTGCTCTCGTCCATCGTCTACGGGTCGGTCGTTAACGGCGCCAATGCCGGGACCGCCCAGTTCACCCTCACCTCCAGCACCGCCGGGCAGACGGTCACCGTCTATCGCGGCTCGGGCTGCACGGTCTACTAGGAGATCATCATGAAGACAGCCGAGAAGGTGGCCGAGGAGCGCAGGGCGCGCGAGGGCGCGATCAAGCGGCTCCTCAAGACGAAGGACGGGGAGCTTCTGCTCGAAGAGCTGGAGCTGACCTTCAACGGAAGTCTGATCGTCCGAGACGAGGGGCGGCGATTGGACAGGGACGCAACCCTCGTGAACGTGGGTGCGCGTGAGGTGATCGTTCACCTCAAGGGCATCCGAGACAGGAGCGACGCATGACGAGTGAAGAGCTGACGAAGCTGGGGGTGCCTCCCGAGCTGCACGGGGACGCCACCCTCAAGGAGATCAAGGACGTGCCCACGGCGATGAAGGTGCTCGTGGATCTCAAGTCCTACCAGGGGCAGAGCATCCGCATCCCGAGCAAGGAGGCGGGCGCCGAGGCCCTCGCGGAGTTCCACGCGCGCCTCAAGGAGAAGGTGCCGTCGCTGATCGATGTGCCCACCGACGAGACGGAGCTGGGCAAGGTGGAAGACGTGGTGCTCGGGCGCTTCGGCAAGCCCAAGGACGCCAAGGGCTACCCGAGCCTCGCGGACGCCAAGATCGAGCTGCCCGAGGGCGTCAAGATCGACGAGGACAACCTGCGCGAGCTGGCGATCAAGCTCAAGCTCACGAAGAGCGGCTACCTGGAGCTGGCCCGCTCGACGGTGGCCGAGCAGACGAACCGGGTGCAGCTCGGGAGCGAGCACCGCAAGGCCCTCAAGACCGAGCTGGGGGAGGCGTTCGAGGAGCGGCTCCTCGCCGCCGCCAGCATCGCCAAGAAGCTCGGGGCCGACGACGCCACGGTGCAGGCGGTGAAGAACGGCGCGGCTGATCCGGCTCTCACCCGGCAGTACCTCGCCGCCGCCAAGCTCGCGGGCGAGGAGGGCGGCGGGCTCGGCGGCAACTCCGGGGGCGGCAACGGCAAGCTCACCCCCGCCGAGGCCGAGCAGAAGTTCAACGAGATCCTCCGCAACCCGGCGCTGTTCGACGGCGCGGACCCCACGCACGCCGATCTCGTGGCGAAGCGGGACTACTACGCGAAGATCGCGTGGCCTGGGGATCACCAGTAGTACCACCAGCAAAGGAGAGGGAAACATGATCATCAAGAACATCGACCGCGTCCTCGCCGCCTTCACCATCTGCGTCCTCGCCGCCGTGGTCTTCCTCGCCACGCCCGCCATCGCCCAGGAGGTCTTCCAGGACACCGGGCCCACCTGGAAGGGGATTTCGATCCTCCCGCTGATCTCGGCTCTCGCGACCATCGTCACCGGCCTGTTCGCGTGGCTGGGCCGGAAGATCGGCGCGGCCAACGACGCCGCCAAGGACAAGAGCACCGTCGAGGCGGCATTCATCCGGCTCGGGGCGGTGGCCTTCGCCATGGCGGGCGACCTTTGGACGAAGCTCTCGACCGAGTACCAGACCCGGATCGCGGACGGCTCCTTCGACGCCGCGGATCGCGAGGCATTCAAGACGATCATCGGCAGGGAGATCGAGCGGTACACGAGCCGCGAGGAGCTGGTGAAGCTGGCCGAGGCCACGAAGCTTCCGCTCCCCGGGGTGATCGCGTGGGTGGCCGAGTGGATCATCGACCGGCTCACCAAGGCCAACGACCCGGACATCGTCGCGGTGCCGTCGATGTACGCGCCGAGGGAGGTCGAGCCCCCGTACGACCCGTCCTCGCAGGGCGGATAGTTCAACGTGAAGAAGGGGCGAGAGATCAATCTCGCCCCTTCTTCTTTACCCCGGGGCTTCACAATGGGCGAAAACGAGACGTGCGAGTGGAAGGATGATCACCCGGTCATCGCGATGCAGATCCAGCGGCTCGAAGAGCGGGTGAAGTCCCTGGAGGACAAAGAGGAGGGCCGGGGGCGGATGCGCGCCAACGACGTGAAGGAGATGCGCGACAAGGTCGATCGCGTGAGCGAGAAGGTCACCGCCCTCGCGATCCAGCTCGCGGGCATCAACGGCAAGCTGTTGGCGGCGGCGTTCTTCATGAGCGGGGCCGGTGCGCTCGGGATGTTCGTGCTGACCAAGCTGTTCGAGGGAGGGAAGTGATCATGGCCCTGCACTTCAAGAATGGTGTCGATCTCCGCAACCTCACGCCGCAGACGACGCTGGCCCTCGTGGTGGCGAGCGAGTGCTTCACCGAGGAGGGCGAGGACTGTACGGTCACCTCGCTCTATCGACCGGGGCTGGCCCACGTCGTCGGGCTGCACGGCGCGGGCAACGCGGTGGATCTGTCGGTGAAGAGGCTCAACGGGACGCCGATCCCCGTGGAGAAGATCGTTCGCATCATCCACCAGCTCAACCTGCGCCTCGGGCGCCCCGGCGGCGGGCAGTTCGACGTGGTGGACGAGCTGCCTTCGGCATCGAGCACCTACTGGACGGGGCCGCACATCCACCTGGAGTTCGATCCTAAGTAGACCTTGACGCGGGACCCGGGGTGTGATTAGGCTCGGGCCGCATCCTTGGAGTGGGAGTACCAGAGCATCGGCCCCACGAGCCAAGGGCCTCCAGGGGGAGGGCGCATATCCCCTGAGCCATCGGGCCCGGTGCCTCCTGCCGGATTACTCGCGGCGCGAATGAAGTCCACCATTCGCCCGCTGAGTGCGGGCAGGAGAAAAGATCATGGCATTCACGATCGACAAGGCGAAGGTCAAGACCTTCGAGAACACCGTCCGCTTCCTCGCGCAGCAGGGCGACAGCCGCGTCTGGAAGTGGGTGGGCGACGTGCGGTACGGCCCCACCGCGAGCCACTCCTTCAAGCGCATCGGCAAGGCCGCGATGTCGGCCAAGGTCGGGCGCCGCGTGGCGACCCCCGAGATCGACACGGTCTGGTCGAACCGCGTGGTCACCACCTCGGTCTTCGACGTGGGCGACACCACGGAGAAGGAGGACGAGATGGCGATGGTGCTCGACCCCAAGTCGGCCATCGTCCAGAACTTCGGCATGGCGGGTCGGCGCCAGCTCGACGACATCGTGATCGATGCCGCCGACGCGAACGCCCCCGACGAGGACGGCGGAGCGAACGCCTTCCCGGCGGGCCAGATCATCGGCGCGGGCGGCGCGAGCGAGATCAGCTTCGACATCGTCACCCAGATCAACGAGCTGTTCCAGACCAACGACGTGGACCCCGACGAGCCGAAGGTCGCCCTGATCGGCCCGAAGCAGGCCCGCAAGCTGCTCCACGAGGCGAAGGCCACGAACCGCGACTACGTCGGCGAGGCGCAGACCCTCGTGAACGGCGGCTACGTCAAGCGGTGGATGGGCATGGACTGGATCCTCACCAACCGGCTCAACAGCCCGGGCGCGGGTCGGCTCAACTGCCTCTTCATGACCCGCAAGGCGATGGGCGCCCTGCTCCTGGAGGACATCACCACCGAGATCGGGAAGGACCCGAGCAAGTCCTTCATGTGGCGCGTGTACGCGCGCCTCACGGCGGGCGCGGTGCGGGTGGAGGACGAGCACATCGTCAAGTTCGACGCGAAGGACACCGTGACGGTGGCGTAAGCCTTCCGCTTCACGGTGGGTGAGCGGCGCCCCGGGCCCCCTGTCCCCCGGGGCGCCGCTTCACCTTTAGGGCAGGAAAGGACAGATGATCATGCCGATCCGTACCGGACTCAAGAACACCGACAAGGTTCGCCTCGTCAACCTCCTGCGCGCGGGCTACTCGTGGCCCGAGGCCAAGGCTGCCATGACGGGCATCGACCCCGCCGCCGTGGACGGGCACAAGGAGTGGGCGGTCACCGAGGCGAAGAAGCCCAGCCCCGAGGCGCGCACCGCCGCCACCACGCCCCGCTTCACCGAGGACGACCTGGAGGACGCCAAGGCGGATGCCGAGGTCAAGGCCGAGGCGAAGTTCAAGGAGGAGATCGAGCGGCTCCAGAAGCTCAACGCGGACCTCCAGAAGAAGGTGGAGTTCCTCGACGACGGCAAGCCGTCGAAGCCCGGCGGCAAGTAGGAGACGACCATGGACCCGGTGACGATCAGCCGAATGGCTCTGGGGTGGATCGGCGCGAACAAGATCAGTTCGTTCGACGATGACTCCCACGAAGCCGAGCTGTGCAGCGCCAACTTCACCCCCGCGGTTCGCTCGGTCCTCGCGGATCGGGCGTGGCTGTTCGCCACCGGGTTCAAGTCGCTCACCAACCCCCAGGACAGCGGGGACGCGGAGCTTCCGCTCAAGTGGGGCCCGGTGCCGAGCGAGGTGATCTCGGTGCGAGGCGCGGACGACGGGTCGGGGGACTACTCGGTCACCTTCGAGAAGGCGGGCAGGTTCGTCCTGACCGAGAGCATCTCGTCCCTGACGCTCCAGCTCAAGGTGACGGAGTACGTCAACGACGTGGACTCCTGGGACCCGAACTTCTGCCGCTGCGTCGCGGCCCTCATGGCTTCGGACCTCGCGGTGCCGCTCACCGAGGGCGGGGCGATGCAGGATCGAATGGAGAAGAAGTACCTCCGCGAGCTGGAGAAGGCGGGCAGGCTCGACGCGATGCAGAGCAGCCCGGGTCGGCTCATGGTGAAGAAGGCGTCGCTCTCGCGTGTGAGGTGATCCATGGCGGTCAGCCCGATCCAGACCCGCTTCGACGGTGGCGAGGTGTCCCGCCGCGTCGGCGGGCGCTTCGACTCCGAGGTCTACAAGAAGAGCCTGGATCTCTGCACCAACTTCAAACCCACGCCCCAGGGGTCGCTCCTCATGCGCGCGGGGGCCAAGCACGGCGCGGTGTGGCCCTACGCAACGCCGCCCAAGCTCTTCCCGTTCCGCGTGGCGGGGGACAGCGACGATCACACCATCGCCATCGACTCGAACGGTCTGAGGATCTTCGACCCCGACGACGTGGAGGTGACGCGGTACTGGAACAAGATCACGAACGGTGGGTTCGACATCGACGTGGTCGGATGGCACGGGATCGCGGGCTACGACCTGACGACGGGCGGGGTCCCACAGTTCTCGCTGGCGGTGTCGAACAACTGGGAGAGCGGGGCCGCGAGGGTGAACGGGTCGCAGGCGTTCGGTCAGTCGATCACGTCGGTGGCTGGGCACACCCACCGGGTCACGGTCAAGGCCCGGGGCTACCTTTACGATCCGCTGTACCCCGACGACCCCACGAACGGCTGGACGCTCACCCTCGCGATCGACGGGATCCCCGGGTCCCGCCATGACTTCGAGACGAGCGGCACGAACCAGACCTTCTCCTTCACCTACGTCGGAGACGGGGCGGCGCATGACCTCGTGATCGCCGCGAACGCCACCGGCTTCATCCGTCTGATCGTGGACGACGTGACGCTCGTGGATCTCGATCTTCCGGTGGTCGAGCCCCTCGGGTCTGGGTACGCGATCGTCGGCGTGCCGCCCGTGCTCTTCGCGTCGATCCCGTGGACGTACGATCAGCTCGACCTCGTGCAGCTCGCCCCGGAGCCGCACCGAGACTCCGCGATCTTCTTCCACGGCAACGTCCAGCCGTATGTGATCAAGCTGTCCGGGCCTGACGTGTGGGAGTTCTACCCGGCGCAGTTCAAGGACGCGCCCTCGAACTGGGGGAACGGGTGCTGGCCCGGGGCGGCAGAGCTGGGCTTCCAGGGGCGGCTCTTCGCGGGCTCGACGCCCAACGACCCCGGGGTGGTGTGGGGCTCGAAGGTGGGGTCGCCGTTCGTCTTCACCCCGGGCGTCAACCCCGACGATCCGGTGTCCTTCACGATCAGCACGAAGGGCAGGATCGTGTGGCTCCAGGGTCAGAAGACCCTGCTCGCGGGCGGTGAGCAGGCAGAGCACTCCGTCTCGGGCTCCAACCTCATGATCAGCTCGGGCGACGTGAACATCCAGGACGAGTCAGCGTACGGCTCCGCGCCGATCCAGGGGGTTCACATCGGCAATCAGGTGATCTTCGTCGCCAAGGATCGCCGCACCATCCGAGCCCTCGAATACTCCCAGGAGGCGAACGGCTGGATCACGAAGGCCCTCACCTTCCTCGCGGATCACATGACCGTGGGCGGGGTCCGCGAGCTGCATTTCGCGCACTCCCCTGACCCAATGATCATCGCCGTGCTCAACCTCGGGGGCGTGGTGGGCTGCGTCTACGATCGCAGCGAACAGGTGATCGCGTGGTGGAGGCTCGCCATGGGCGGGACCGTCCGGTCGGCGGCGGTGCATCACGGCGACGACGGGGCCTCGGTGGTGCTCTCGGTGGAGCGCACCACGGGGGTCCACCTGGAGCACGTCCCGCTCCACGAGGTCGGGGCGCAGTACCTCGACGCCTGGGCCTCGCGGACGGTGCGGGTGGACGGCAAGGTGGTCAACTGCTCGCACCTCGCGGGGCAGACGGTTCGGTGCCTGATCGACGGGGTCCTGCTCGGGTCGATCACGTTCGACGAGTTCGGGCAGGCCACGGCGGGCGAGGCGTACGCGAACAAGACGGCTGTCGTCGGTTACTCGTTCACCGCCACCGCGCGCCTGCTCCCCCGCAACCTCAAGAGCGGGAAGGCCCACTCCCCGAAGATCGGGGCCATTCTCAACGAGTCGGCCATCCCCAAGCTCAACGGGAAGCGTGCCGCCGAGCGCAACGCCGCCGTGAACTTCGACACGATCAATGCCAGCTACACGGGGAAGTGTGTAGTCTCGAATATGGGGTGGAGCGAGGACGACAAGATCACGATCGAGCAGGATCTCCCCTACCGCACCGAGATCCTCGCGGTCTTCTCCCGCACCGAAGCGAACGAGGAGTAACCCATGGAACCGATCTCTGCCGGAATCCTGGCTCTCGGGCTGATCAAGGCCGGGGGCTCACTCTCCGCGGGCTTCGACGCTGCGGGCCAGAAGCGCCGCGAGGTGGACGAGGCGGTGCGGCGGCTGCGCCTCCAGAACGAGCGCACCCTCGGGCTCGCCAAGCTCGCGGGGGCCTCCTCGGGCCAGGAGTTCGAGTCCGCGTCGCTCCAGACCTACCTCGCCACGATGTCCGGGGAGTTCACCCGTCAACAGAACTGGATGAAGGTGGCGGGCGCGTCCGAGGCCGATGCGATGAAGTCGGCGGCTGGGTTCAACGCCTTCACCGATGTGGCTTCGTCGCTCTTCCAGTTCGGATCAGCGAACAACTGGTTCCGCGAGCCTGCCCTCAAGCCCGCCAAGTAAAGGATCAACCATGGCCCGTCTTCCTGAGATCGAAACCATCGGCGTGCAGGAGTCGAGCGGGGCTCCGCTCCGGGTGGACGCGGCGCGGCGTCAGTCCATCGAGACGTTGCAGAAGGGCTTCGCGGAGCTGGGCAAGGAGCTGGTGGACACCGAGAAGGTCAAGGCGAAGGCGGTGTTCGCGCAGGAGATGGGCGCGGTGGAGGACGGGATCAACGCCACCAAGACCGTCAGCACGGGGTTCCTCCGCGAGCAGCTCGGGGAGGGGTTCAATGATCTCGACCCCGCCCTGCGGGCCCAGCTCGTCCAGAAGGGCCTCGACATCAACTCCGGTAAGGAGACGGAGTTCGACATCGAGAACATCCCGATGTGGAAGGTGGCTGGGGTGATCTTCGACGCGAAGTCGAAGGAGGCTCTCGCCAAGGCGTCCAAGCACATCACCACCGGGGGCTGGCAAGCCGACTTCCAGGACGAGATGCAGGGGGAGATCGTCCAGCGGAAGATCGAGATCAACAAGAAGCAGATGGCCCAGCTCTCGGGGTTCCTGACCGAGCAACAGACGCAGGCTGCGCTGGAGCGGGCGGGCGCGGCTTCGGCCATCTCCAACCCCGCCCTCCGCGCCGCTGAGTTCGCCAAGATCAGGAAGGACGTGGCGGGCTCGCGGGCGATGGACGCGGAGTTCAAAGCCAAGCTGACCGACCAGATCAGCAAGCTGGAAGAGGTGGCCCCGGTGTACGAAGCCCTCCGTCGCGACGACTACGCGGAGATGGCGGTACAGCTCGGGCGGCTCAACGACCCCAAGGAGTTCACCGGCCTGTCGCCCCAGGAGCGGGCGGCGATGTCGGATCGGCTCAAGGCCGAGATCAAGCAGTTCAAGGCCGCGGTGGACGGGGAGCAGAAGCGGGTCCTGCGCGACGCTGCGGAGCGGGGGTGGAACGCCCTCTTCACGAAGCTGCGCTCGGGAGCGCCCCTCACCCTCAAGGACATCCCCGCACCTGGCTCGATCCCGGCGGATGATCAGCGGCAGATGATCGAGTACGTCACGAACAAGGTGAACGGAGTGGAGGCCAAGACGGATCTGCCCACCTACTACGGGCTCACGCAGATGTGGCGCGAGGAGCCCGACAAGTTCGCGCAGCTCCAGCTCACCCGCTACCTCAACGTGCTGTCGCCCTCCGACTTCAAGCACTTCGCTGATCTCCAGACGAAGCCGGACCCCGTCAAGTTCGACGACGTGGTGAACACCGACGAGGCGATCAACGCCGCCCTGCTCGACAAGTTCAAGATCGACGTGAAGAAGCCCTCCAACGACCAGGAGAAGAGCGACATCTCTCGGATCAAGTCGCTCGTCCAGGGGGAGCTGGCGCAGCTCGGTCACCGGGCTACGTTGGAGGAGCGTAACAAGATCATCGACGACGTGACGGAGCGAGAGCGGAAGACCGAGGCGCATTGGTACGGGGACCGCCAAAAGCCTTCGGGCACCCGGAACGTGCCCCCGGGCTACACCGTGGCGATCCGCGAGATCCACGCGCAGCTCGCGAGGATCAACCCGAACGTCGGGGCGACGCTCTCCCCTGAGATGATCGAGAGCACCTACAAGGACTTCACCAACTACAGCCCCGACATCGAGCGGGCGTGGAAGCTGTCCGCGACTAGGAAGCGGGTCTTCACCCCCTCCGAGGCGATGCGGGTCTACGGATACCTCAAGGCGAATTGGGGCACGATCGATGCTGAACTGACCCGGCGCGGCAACGCCCTCAACAACGAGAACCGCACGGCTCTCGCCGTGCAGACCTACCTGACCGCGACTTCGAGGTGATCATGGATCCCACCACGCTTCCCACGCCCGACGAACGCGATCAACAGAAGCAGCTCGACCTGACGGCTGGCTTCGTCCTCGGGAAGTCGCCCACGGAGTCGAAGCAGCTCCAGGCGGCAAAGCCCGATTGGTCGGGCCTGATCCGTAACTCTCCGGTCCTGGCCGAGCGGCTCGCGGCCCCGGAGCGGGCCCTCGTCATGCAGGACGACGTGAAGGCCCTCGAAGGGATCGAGCGGTTCTTCGGCGGCTGGCGGGACACGCCGCGCGCCGTGGCGAACGAGTGGAAGCGGGGCAAGCTCACCGCCGAGCTGTCTGATCTCGGGTACGCGCAGGCCAACGGCTACGCGACCCCCGAGATGCTCAAGCGGGCCGACGAGATCGAGAAGGAGATGGAGTCGATCCCGCAGGCGCAGCAAGGGCTGATCACGGGCGTGCCCGCGATGATGGCTCAGTCCGCGCCGCTCATGGCGCAGGGCATGATGCGGACCCCGGACTATATGCTCAAGCTGGGCACCACCGGGGCCCTGATCGGCGCGGGGGCCGGGGCGGCGGCGGGCGGTGTCGGCGCGGTTCCGGGGGCCGGTGCGGGCTTCCTGACGGGCCTGGGCGTGGGCTTCACCACGGGCACCGCGGCTGAGACGGGCAAGGCCGAGCAGGGCCTCGCTTACCGCGAGTACGCCAAGATCCCGGGCGTCACCCACGAGCAGGCGCGGGCTGCGTCCACCGTGGTCGGCATCGTCAACGGGGCCCTGGAGATCGTCCCCATCGAGATGCTGTACGCCACCACGGTCGGGGCGACGGCGAAGAAGCTGGTGGGCAAGGAGGGCCGCGACCTGATCGGGCGGCTCGTGAAGGGGCAGACGGGCAAGGCTGCGCTCGCGCGGTTCGCGGGGCGCATCGCGTCGGGCGCCTTCCTCGAAGGCACCACCGAGTTCTTGCAGGAGATGGACACGATCCTCAACCGCCCCGCGGATCCGCTCACGTTCGATGCGGCATGGGGCCGGGGCTTCGACGCCTTCGTCGGCGGCGCGCAGGGTGGCGGCGGCTTCGGCGGGTTCAACGCGGTCCTCGCGGCGAAGGCTGATCTCAACGAGGTGGCGAAGGCGAAGGACCGGCAGGCGTTCTTCGAGGAGCTGGGCTCGCTCACCAAGGACTCGAAGCTGCGCGAGCGGCTGTCCCCGGAGTTCCGCGACTACGTCGATCGGATCGCGGAGAAGTACGGGACCGTGGACTCCGTGTCGGTCCCTGCCGAGAAGTTGAACATCCTCTTCCAGAAGGAGGAGATCGACCCCGACACGATCCTCCCCGACGTGGCTCGCCAGCTCGCTGGCGCCATGGGTGATCCTCAGACCGAGATCGTGATCCCGATCGCGGACTTCGCCACTCACATCGCGCCTCTCCAGAGCTTCGGGGAGATCGCGGACGATGTGCGGGTCAAGGACGAGTTCACCGGGCGCGAGGCCAAGGAGGTCGAGCGTCGGGCGCAGCAAATCCTCAAGGACGCGAAGGTGGAGGGCGAGGAGGCTGATCCTGTCCACGCCGCCGTGAAGGAGATGCTCACCTCCGCGGGGATCGCGGCGGGCGCCGCCGACAAGTACGGGGCCCTCTGGTCCGGGTTCGTCACCTCCCGGGCGCTGCGCCTCGGGATGGACCCGCTGGAATACTTCAAGTCGATCAACCTCCAGATCGCGCAGACCGACATCATCGACAGCGTGGTGCGCGAGTCGAACGTGGTGCTCACCCCCGAGCAGCTCAAGCTCAAGGAGAAGGCCCTCGCTGGCGACGAGGCGGCGGGCGATCTCCTCCTGGAGCAGATCCAGAAGGACGAGCTGACGGGTGGCAACGATCAGGGCGCCTTCGCTCGCTTCGTCGGCGGGTTCGACGATCAGGGCAAGCCGAAGTCCCCGCGCCCCGGCTTCTGGCTCCAGGTCGATCTCAACGATCTCAAGAAGGTGAACGATGTGCTCGGGGGCCACCCGGGCGGCAACGCCTACCTCCGCGCCATGGGGGCCCTGGTCGGCCCCGCGGTGCGTGGGAACAAGGGCAAGTTCTTCCGCAGCGGCGGGGACGAGCTTACGGGCTGGTGGCCCGCCGAGATGGAGAAGGAGGCGCGGGCCGCGGTGGCGGCGGTGCAGGATGCCATCTCGAAGGCGCCTGACGTGCTCGAAGGGAAGTTCCGCGCGTCCCTGTCTGCCGGGTTCGGCGGCTCCTACGAAGCCGCGGATGCGGCCCTGTACGAAGCCAAGAAGGGCGCCAAGGAGGCGGGCCGCTCGGGCACCATCCTGTCGGGCAAGACGCCTGATCTCACGCAGGGCGACTTTTTCTTCAAGGAGTCCCCGAACATCCAGGACGATATGGCTCGGGCCCAGATCCTCCTCCAGAAGATCGACCCCGAGGATGCCCCTGGCTGGAAGAAGTGGTTCAAGAAGTCCGTGGTGGTGGACGAGAACGGCAAGCCGCTGATCGTCTTCCACGGAACGACGCATGACTTCACCGAGTTCCGCCCCGACATCGCCAACCCGGAGAACTACCACGGGATCGGGGCGTACTTCTCCACCGACAGCCGTGACGTGAATCAGCACTACGGGACGGATCAGGGCCCGGACCTCAAGACTCGCGTCGAGCAGGAGTATGAGCGGATCATCGGGATGGTGGACGACCCGCCTGCGTACGGCACCCCCGAGTTCGACGAGATGGTCAAGACGGCAATGGCGACGGCGCGCGAGCGGTTCGTCGGCCCCGGCCCCAACATCATGCCGGTGTACCTCTCGATCCAGAACCCCGTGGTGCTCACGCCAAATAGCGGCACCCGGTTCGAGTTCGAGGTGTCGAACCCGGAGAGCGATGATCCTACCTACACCTCTCCACTCCTCGACGCCTTCGACAAGGTGGCGGATCAGTTCGGGCTGGGCGTGGAGAAGGACGAGCTTCGAGCCCGGGTGGTGGACGAGATTTTCAACGGATCGACCGCTTGGAACATCGAGAAGGTGATCAGGTATTCCACGGATATCGACAGCTTCGACACGGACTCCGAAGGTCGGACCATGAAGTATGAGTTCATCCGTGCCATGTGGGAGGCGGCGGGCTTCGACGGGATCAAGCTCGACGCGGGCGCGGCATTCCCGAACATGGCCGCGGGCGGGACGTGGCACTTCGTCCCCTTCAAGCCCACGCAGATCAAGTCGGCTCTCGGCAACCGGGGCACCTACTCCGGGCGGTCCACGAACATTCTGTACCAGCCCACCAACTTCCAGGGCACGAACTTCTTCTCCGCTGTCGAGGAGGCGGTGAAGTCCGCGAAGCAGGCCAAGGGTGACGCGAAGTCCTGGTGGTCGGTGATCTCCAAGACCGCTGGCGTGAAGAAGGAAGAGCTGGAGTGGATGGGCGTGAAGGCGTGGCTCGACGCCTTGGACAAGGCCAAGGGCAGGACGTACTACGGCACCGCCGAGCTGACCACGGAAGACCTGATCCAGCTCGGAGCCGAGGAGGAGCAGCCGTCGCTTCTGCCCCCTGACGCCGACACACACAAGGTCCCTTCCATCATCACCCGCGAGCAGGTGCTCAAGTACGTCCAGGCCCACAAGGTCACGATCGAGGAGGAGGCCCTCGGCGCGGGCGGCGGGCTCACCGACGAACAGCGGGAGGAGTACCGCGATTCGCTAAACAACCTGGGGATCAGCGTGAGCCGCTCGGGCACTTCGTTCAGCTACATGGCTCTTCGGGAAGCTGAGACGGATAACCTCGACGATTGGCTCACCTACCACCGAAACGAAACGGGCAACATCTCCCGCAACGACAAGACCGAGATCGAGGAACTGGTCTATGTGATCGAGCGGCTGATCGAGGACGGGGAAGAGTATACGGACAAGCTGGACAAGCTGAATGATCTTCTGAACGGCACGGGCGGGAGCGTCCGCGTGAGCCGCTACGGGCTCCGCTTCCAGGGGTGGATCGACGAAGAAACCGAGATCGACGACATCGACGAGATCGTGGACGAGATCGCGGACACTCAAGGTCGAAGGGACGCGGACGAGGCACGGCAGATGATGGAGGCCCTGTCCAACTCCGACGATTCGGACAACCGTCAGTACCAGTCATACTCCCTCAAGCGGGACAAGCTCACCATCGACGGCTCGGGTCGCGAGTTCCTGTTCTATGCCCCAGGCGAACTGGATAACACGGAGAAGGGGCACGTCTGGGAGGCCCCGCACTTCGACTCGAAGGGCAAGGGTCTTCTCGCGCACACTCGTGTGGCCGAGCACATGATCGACGGCAAGCGGGTGCTCTTCATCGAGGAGATCCAGAGCGACCGGATGCAGAAGGCGCGCGAGGTCAAGCGTGCGGCGCAGGATCGCGTGAAGGAGTTGGAAAAGAAGATCAAGGAGCACACGGACAACGAGCAGGCGGCGTTTGACGCTCGGGTCGCGGAGATCCTAAAGGCGCAGGCGGGGCTCAACGAAAAGGGCGTCCCCGGAGAGCGCAAGGCCCCGCCAACCCGCGAAGAGTGGGTGCGAGAGAACGAGAAGATCCTCTCCAAGTGGAAGGAGGAAATCGCCCGGCTCAAGAAGGTCACCGGCTTCGATTCTGTCGCGGCGGTGAAGGCCCGGCTCGAAGTGACGAAGCGGGACACCGGGCGCGAGCAGATCACGTTCAAGGACCCGGTGTCAGGCCGAAGCACCACGGTCCACAACGCGCCCGGTGGGGTGGTGTCCGGGGAGTTCACCGACAAGGCTGCGCGGCTGATCATGCAGGAGATGATCGACGCGGACGATGCCGTGGTGGACGCGCCGCTCAAGACCGTCTGGGAGGAGTTCGTGGTCAAGCGGCTCCTCATGTACGCCGCCGAGCAGGGCATCGACCGGGTGGCCTGGACGACGGGCGAGCAGCAAAGCGCCCGGTGGAGCAAGGCTCTCCGCGAGAAGGTGGCCGAGGTGGCATGGTCGAAGGACGAAGGCGGGATCACGCTCAAGTTCATCGACCACAGTGGCGCCGAGATGTCGGGCGGGCAGCTCGACGGGTTCGTCAACACACCGCTCACCAACGCTCGTGCCGAGATGATCATCGGCGCGGATATGACGAAGAAGATCGACGAGTCCACCGACAGCTCAGGCTCGCTCAAGGGGGAGGACATCGTGGTGGGCGGCGTGGGCTTCCGCCTCTATTACAATCAGTCGATGCCGTCGATCTTCGAGAAGCTCCTCGGCAAGTTCGGGTCCGAGAAGCCGAAGCAGATCGAGCACACCGGGCTCCGCGAGACGAAGACCAAGATGTTCACGATCCCCGCCTACGGGGCGACGTGGCTGGAGGTGGTGCCCCCGGTGATCGAGGCACTCAAGGCCCGGCTCAACCGCCTGATCGAGATGAAGGACGCGGTGTCGATCGCATCTCAGGGCACCCCCTACCCGCTAGATGCCATGCGCCGCTCGATCAACGCTCTCAAGGAAGAGCGAGATCACCGCCCCGAGGAGATCGCTGACGTTGAGAAGATCGTGAAGAACCACCTCAACCCTGCCGAAGATGATCTCAAGTGGCTGGAGGACAACCGGGGGTACTACTACGATCGCGAGCAGCTCAGTCAGCTCGGGTTCCAAGCCGCCTTTTGGCAGGCGCAAGACGCGGCGGTGGGGGCCAAGATCGCGGAGCTTGAGGCGCGGTACGAGCTGTACCAGGAAGCCATCACGGACTTTTACCCGAACATGGGGATCTCCGAGCCTGCGTCTCACGATCTCCTCTCCCAGCTCGATGTCAACACGGCGGGGCTGATCAAGGCGATCCAGTACCTCGGCATGATCCAAGAGCACTCGGGCATGGAGTTCAACCACTTCGCGTGGGTGAACATGGCGCTCCGCGACGGGGAGTGGGAGCGAGGGGACACGGTGATCAACCCCCGCCAGATCGCCAACTTCAACGAGCGGTTCAAGCTCGACGAGTCCTTCAAGACCGTCTCGCGTGAGGAGCGCGAGGACATCCCGGGCGAGCCGGTCTGGTCCGTGGACGTGCCGCCCTCCTTCGTCGAGCACGTCAAGGACAAGGGCCTGCCACTCTTCCAGCCAGGGAAGGAAGGCACCTCCGAGGACTTCCGTGGCAAGACGGAGTTCGACGACGCGCGCAAGTGGTTCAAGATCACGCTCACGGGCAAGGCCAACCTCTCCACCTTCCTGCACGAGAGCGGGCACGTCTTCCTGGAGCTGCTCCACCGTGACGCCATGACGGGCCACGCACAGTCGATGGAGGATCTCGCCGCGATCTACCGCTGGCTCGGGGCCAAGCCGGGGGAGAAGCTCACCACCGCGCAGCTCGAACGCTTCGCTCGCGGGTTCGAGCGGTATCTCATGGAGGGCAAGGCCCCGTCCTCGAAGCTCGAAGCCGCCTTCGAGAACTTCAAGAGCTGGCTGGTCTTCATCTACCGGACCCTCACCCGGCTCGACGCCCCGATCACGGACGAAGTGCGGGCGGTGATGGACCGGCTCGTGGCCTCCGACGAGGAGATCAACAAGTACCGCGCCGCCGCCAAGGCGATGCCGCCCATGCCCAACTCCACCCCGGCGCAGCATCGAGCCTACCTAGCCAAGTGGGCCAAGGCGGTGGGCACCCGGCAGGCGGCTCTCGAAGCGGGGGCCCTGCGCGACCTCCACACCATGATGCGGGACGCCCGCAAGAACATCCAGGCCCAGGTCGAGCAGGAGGCCAAGGGGCGCAAGGACTTCAACGCTTGGGAGACGCTCTCGCGGGGCCGCACCCTCGACGGCTCGCTGATCCCCATCGACATCGAGGGGAAGAAGCTCAAGCTGGAGGAGCTGCCCGACCGGCGCTTCCGCTCGCTCACCGCCGCCGATGGCATGACCGCGGAGGCGATGGCACCTTACCTCGGGTACAACTCCGGGGAGGAGCTGATCAAGGCCCTCAAGGAGATGCCGACCCGGACCAAGTGGATCAAGGAGCAGACCGAGGCCCGGATGATGGAGAAGTACCCCGAAGCCGACCTCTCCCAGATTGCGCCCCGTGCGGCCAAGGCGATCCACGAGGGCGGGGATGTGGCGGCGGTGCTCGCGGATGAGCTGCACTCGATCGACAAGGTGCTCGGGCTCAAGGTGGACAAGCTGGAGAAGGCGGCGATCCACCGCGCCGCCCGGCTCAAGGTGGCCGAGATGTCGCAACAGGAGATGCAGCCCGGTCGCCTGCTTCGTCGCGAGATGGCGCTGTTCAAGGAGGTGGAGGACGCGATCAAGAAGGGCGACTTCCGCGCGGCGCGCGAGGCCAAGCGCAGCCAGCTCTTCAACCACTTCCTCTACCTGGAGGTGTCGAAGGCGGTGGACGAGATCACGGCGATCCGCGAGTACCTCCAGCGGTTCGACGAGATGTCGGTGCGGCGGCGTCTGCTCAAGGCGGGCGAGATGTACCTCAATGCGGTGGACGCCCTGCTCGAAGGGGTGGAGTTCAAGCGGCAGACGAACGCTTCCCTGGAGCGCCGCGCGTCGCTGGAGTCCTACCTTCTGGAGATGGAGGCGGCGGGCGACATCGTGGCGGTGCCGCCGAAGCTGCGCGCCGAGGTCGGGCTGGTCAACTACCGGCAGATGAAGCTCGATGATCTCCGCGCCCTCCGCGACTCGATCAAGAACATCGAGGCCCAGGCCCGGCTCAAGAACAAGCTATTCGACGGGCGCAAGGAGCGGGACTTCCGCAAGACGACGACGCAGCTCTCGGCCCACATCTTCGCCAACCTGGGCAGGCGCAAGCCCGAGTCGATCGGGGAGCTGGGCTGGACCGAGCGGGCCCTGGAGTGGGTGCGGAAGGGGAGGGCCGACCTGACGAAGATCGAGTTCCTCTGCCGCGCCCTCGACGGCGGCAAGACGGCAGGCTTCGCGCACGAGCTGATCTTCCAGCCGCTCGTCGAGGCCCAGGCCCGTAAGATGGACTTGACGAAGAAGATCACCGAACAGCTCATGGCTCCGCTTCGGAACATGACGATCTCGGATCGCATCCGCTTCGACAAGCGGGTGGACTTCCTCGGGCACAAGCTCAAGGTCAAGGAGGTGATCGCCATCCTCCTCAACATGGGCAACGACGGCAACCGGATGAAGCTCCTCAAGGGCTTCGGCTGGTCCGAGGACGCGGTGGTCAAGGAGCTGGAGCGGGTCCTTCTCCCGTCCGACCTCACCCTCGTCGAGCACTTCTGGACGACGATCGACAAGCTGCGCCCCGAGATCGAGAAGCTCACCAAGCGGCAGGGCGTCGAGGTGTCCTGGGTGCAGCCCGCGCCCATCACGATCAACGGCATCACGTTGAAGGGCGGGTACTACCCGATCGTCTACAACCGGCGGTTGGCGCACAAGGCCGAGCAGATCGCGCAGCGGAAGACGGGTGATCTCTGGGAGAACAACTTCCTCCTCCCCGCCGTCGAGAAGGGCTTCGTCGAGAGCCGCACCCAGTTCTTCGCCCCGATCCTCCTCTCGCTCGACGTGATCCCGTCGCACATCAACGAGGTCGTCCACTACGTCACCCACTACGAAGCGGTGCGGGCGGTGGACAAGCTCACCTCGAACAAGCTGGTGGAGGCGGCGATCACCGAGGGCCTCGGGCGCGAGCAGTTCCAACTCTTCCGCCCCTGGCTCCAGGCGATTGCCGCTGACGGTGTCGTCCACGAGCAAACCGACTTCATCGACAGCGTGCTCCGTCGCTTCCGTCTCGGGTCCTCGATCGCCCTCCTGGGCTTCAAGGTGAGCACCGGCTTGAAGCAGGTGTTCGGCATCTCCACCACCGTGAAGGAGATCGGCCCGAAGTACGTCGGCATCGGGATCAAGCTGTTCATGGAGAAGCTCGCCAAGGGGCGGGCCTTCGCGGATGTGGAGAGCGCGGAGTTCCAGAACATCGATCAACAGCATGATCGCGATATGGCCCAGATGTTCGAGCGGTCCCTCTCCATGTTCTCGGAGTACGGGCACCTCAAGAACCGCTTCACCCACATGGCCCTCGCCTGGATGATGCTCAACCAGAAGCTCGTCAACGCGATCACTTGGTACGGGGCCCACGAGAAGGCCCTCGACGAGCTGCACCCCGACCCCAAGGCGTACGCCGACTCTGTGGTCCGCATGACGCAGAGCGGTGGCGGGATCAAGGATCTCGCCAAGATCCAGCGGGGCTCCGAGACGAAGCGGCTCTTCGTGGTGATGTATACCTACTTCTCGGTCATGGCGAACCAGCTCGTTGAGCCGATCAATGCCAAGGGGATCAAGAAGCTCCCGGTCCTCGCGGCCCGGTGGTGGTGGCTGGTCACCATGCCGGTGATGCTGGATATGCTCGCCGCCGGGGCCCACCCCGACGACGGCGACGAGCCCGAGGACTACCTGCGCCTCTTCGCCTCCGAGCAGCTCCGCTATGCGGGCCGCACGGTGCCCCTCGGTGGCACGCTCCTGGACGCTGCGCTGTCCGACCGTGAGGCGCGGTACGGGGCGTGGCTCGACACCATCGTGAAGGGCGCCGCCGCTGCGGGGCGGGCCGCTCGGAAGGGCGACGACATCAACCCCGCCGCGGTGCGGACGCTGACGGACCTCTTCGGCGCAGGCACGGGCCTGCCCACCGGGGCGGCAAAGAACGGATGGTCTTACTTCAACCAGTTTGATAGCATGGACGAGCCTATTCAGAACTTGCTGTTCCGGCCCCCGAGCCAATGGGAGTGATCAATGACCGTCGCCAATGCAAGCCCGTACAACGACACCGTAGCGGCAGAGGGGAGCGTCGAGTTCCCTTTCACCATGAGGACGCTGAGTTCCGAGTGGATCAAGGTCTACACGGATGGGGAGTTGAGCGTGATCGGTAAGACGATCACGCTCAACCCGAACCAGGACGTCTTCCCGGGGGGCAACGTGGTGTTCGACACGCCGCCGGGGGCGGGCGTGGTGGTCCGGGTGGCCCGCGAGGTGCCGCTGGCCCAGGAGACGGTGCTCGACCCGTACTCGCTGTTCTCCGCCAAGACGGTCGAGCAGGCCCTCGATCGCATCGTCATGCAGAACCAACAGATCAACGCTGATCTCGTGAACGTCGGGGCCGACCTCTCGTCGGCTCTCACCGCGGAAGAGGCGGCGCGGGCCGCGCAGGACGCGGTTCTCGCCGCCGCGGTGGAGCAGGCCCGCGCCGATTTCGCCGCCGGGGGCGGTGGGTTCGGGGACGCCACCGGCATCACCGCCGCGGGCTCGGTGACGAGCCGTAGCTTGGCCGCCCGGTTCGCGGACGTGGTCAACGTCCGCGACTTCGGGGCCAAGGGAGACGGTGTCACCGACGACACCGCTGCCATCCAGGCGGCGATCACCGCGGCGACCAGGGGGGCTCCGACTTTCAGTTGCTCGGTGTTCATCCCGCCCGGGAACTACCTCGTCACCTCCCCGATCCTCCTGCCCGACCGGGCGCTCCGCATCGTCGGTGCGGGGGCGTCCTCCTACATCTTCGGCACGTTCGACGACTACATCTTCAAGCGGGCGTCGGCGGCGGCTGTCGAAGGTCCGATGTCGGTGGAGGACTTGTTCCTCTCCAATGCTTCGCGCAACGCCGACCTCTCGGGTTGCATCCTCTGGTACGGATTCATCGGGGGCCTGATCCGCAACTGCCGCCTCGTCGGGCAGAACGGAGTCAAGGGAGTAACCAACGATTTCACCATGGCCGTGGAAGGGTGCCGAGTGCTTCGTACTCAGAGCCCGACGAGCGGCACGTCGCGCGGGATCACCATGGTAGGGCACGCGAGCGTGCGCGATTGCGACGTGGTCGGGCATGACATCGGGATCGACTTCGTGGGGGTCTGCAACAACATCCACGGGGGCCGCTTCGAGGTCAACAAGACCGCGATCAAGACGATCGGTGCCCAGCGGTGCTCTCTCGGGGGTATGTCGTTCGAGGCGAATGACACCGCCCTCGATCTCCAGCTCCTCATCTCCAGCCACGTCTCCGCGTTCGTGGCGCAGGGCACCGGGAACGCGCCCGCGGGGATGTCCCAGGTCGGCATGGCGGTGTCCGGGTGCTACAACACCACCTTCTCCGGGATCACGATGGGCGGACAGCACAACGACGCCGCGATCAAGCTCGTCGGGAACATCAACTGCACCTTCCTCGGGGTGCGTGCGTCCAACGTGGCGGGGAAGAGGATCTGGGACGTGCAGGCCAACCTCCAGGCTAGCACCTTCCTCGACTGTTTCTTCCAGCCCCACGGGACCGGGTCGAGCGAGACTTCGGTGGACCGACTGATCGGCCCCGCCGCGATGATGGGGATCTCGCAACTCGACCTCGTCAACGGCACCGTGCAGGCCAAGAACTTCCGCGGCAAGGCGGTGCCTGTCACCGCCGCCGCCACGTTCAAGGACATCGTCTTCCCGCCCGCGTGGGGCTCGGGAAGCGCCGACATCAATACCGCCACGGCGGGGACGGGCGGCACGCTCGCCGCGGGGACCTACTACTACCGGGCGTCGCTCGTCACCGAAACCGGCGAGACGGGCGTGAACCTGGAGCGGTCGGCCACGGTGGATGGGGTCACCACCAACGCGGTTGATCTTCTGTTCTATGGAGTGGCGCCTGTCTCGGGCGGCTCATTCCGGCGGCGCGTCTACCGCGGGACGGCACCGGGGGTGTACGACGGGTACTTCGACCTCCCGGTGAACGGCGGGGCGACCTGGAAGGACACGGGGGCTGCGTACACGGGGCTCAAGCGTCCGATCCAGAGTTCCAGCCTCGCGCCGCTCGCGGGCCCGGAGGTGGATGCTAACTATGCCATCTTCGCCTCGCCCGCCTGGAACACCGCCTACTGGATCACCGCCAAGGCGACCACGGGCTTCCGCATCAACTTCGCCACGCCGCCGGGTGCGGACTCCAGCGTGGATTGGCTCCTCGTCCGCTGATCAACAAAGGAGGATCACATGGGACTCTTCAAGCCGGTTGGCACCAACGAAGGAACCGCCGAACGGGTGGCGATGAAGGGGGTGGAGGTCTACGTCGGGTCTGCGGGGGTCAATACTGCCCATGACACCGGCATCCTCGACGTGTCGGGGGTCAAGCAGGTCGGCATCCACGTCCTTGCCGGTGGCACCGGGCCCCTGACTGGCGCGGTGTACGGGGTGCGAGACGACGGCACCACCTTCTACCTGGGGGCCATCTCCGGGGCGGTGGGCGGCAACGGCACCTACTACACCGTGGGCGGCACGGCGGTGCCCTCGGGCAACTACCTCGCCATGGTGCTCCCGAGGCGGATCAAGGTGGTCATGAATGCGGTGGCGGCTACGTCGCTCATCTCCCTGACCATCCACGGGCGGTAAACAAGCGAAGGGCCCGAGCGGCGACGCTCGGGCCCTTCGTGCATCCAGGCTACAGCGAGGCGGGGATCACCAGCTCGTCCTTCGGGCGGGTCACGGCGACGTAGAGGGCGTGGCTGGAGAAGCGGCCCAGGTCGGTGGTGTCCGCGAAGACCTGACGGTACGTCGAGCCCTGCGACTTGTGCGAGGTGATTGCGAACGGGTGGCGGAAGCTGATCACGGTGTTGTCCCGCCACTCGAAGTACGACGCCCACGCCTCGCGCCGAAGCTGATCCTTCTCGCGCCGGAAGATGTCAGACTTGGACATCTTCTTGATCTCCTCTTGGAGCTTCTGCGCCTTCTCCAGCCGCGCCACCAGCTCGACGTTGTAGGGGTGCCGCTTGTCGGCCATCTCCTCGGGCGAGAGGTAGTGGGCCAGGAACTTGCCCTTGCGGGGGTCGCCGCGGTGGTGGAGGACGACGGGCACGCCGATGGTGGCGTCACGCTGATCCTCCTCGAAGCGGTCCACCGACAGCTCGTCCTGGTTCGAGCAGAGCAGGGTCTTGGCCTTGTAGAAGTTGCACGCGGAGAGCACCAGCTCACCGGGGGCGAACGCCGCCGCCGCGTGGCCGTAGAGCTTCTGACACGTCCGCTCCTGCATCGCGTTGACGATCCTGTTCGTGTAGGCGATGAAGACCTCGCGCGCCTCCTCGGGCCGCTCCCCGGGGGCCTGGACCGCGTCGAGGAACTGCTCCGCGATCCGCTTGGTCTTGGTGAGCCCGGCCCCGTTGATGCCGCTCCAATCCTTGCCCTCGCGGATGGCCCACGCCAGCTCGATGATCTTGGAGCCTTCCGCCTGCCGCACGATCTGGCGCAGCTTGGCGTTGTGCTTGAAGGCGTCGAAGGGGATCGCCTCCTGCTTCACGGGTGGGAGCTGCCCCGCGTCGCCCACGAAGATCAGCTTGCACCCCGCCGCCTTCATGTGCTTCTGGAGATCGACGGCATCGTTGCGCCCGAGCATGGACGCCTCGTCGATGATGGTCACGGCGGGCATGATCTTCGAGAGGATGCCCTTGCCCTTCTTGCCGAACTTCACCTCGGTGCCCTGGTCTTCGGTGATCACGGGCGAGATGCCGAGGAGCTGCGCCGTGGTGCCCGTGATCACGTCGGTGCCGTTGAAGGTGTAGTCGTCGAAGCCGAGGCACCACTCGACGCCGAAGCCGTCGAGCTTGCGGCGCAGGACGTTGATCGCCTTGTGCGTAGGGGCCGCGACGGCGCGGGTGGTGTAGCGATCGAGGGAGGAGAGGAGCCGTCCGAGCAGGAAGGTCTTGCCGACACCGGCCCCGCCTTCCAGGAGGAAGGAGGTCGCGGTGGGGTCCTTCAAGAAAATGCTGATCTTCTCAAGGGCTTCGGTCTGGTCATTCGTCAAGGTGGTCATGGTTTCCTCGTGGTAGTTGACAGCCAACGGACGGGAGACTAGGCTCCCTCCAGCTCGGTAGTCAAGCAGCCAAAACGTGACGCAGTTAAGGAGATCAAAAGACCATGACGACCCCTGCCGCGATCCTCGTCCTCTCGAACGTGATCAAGTTCCTCCTCGCGGGCCACGCCAAGTTCACGCTGGTCAGCAAGGTGTCGGGCCACCGCAAGACCTTCGAGGTGGTGAAGGCCCCGCCCAAGGATGGCTTCCCCGAGGGCTGGTTCGTCAAGCTGCTCGTGGGCCCCGACAACGGCTCCGATTACCGCTACCTCGGGATCATCCGCCGCCACAGCTACGTCGGCACTCCCAACGGGCTGGCCTTCGCCCCGAACCGCGAGGGCTTCGGCGTGGACGCCTGCAACGCTATGGTCTGGTTCATCAAGCTGATCAACGAGAACAAGGACGCCCGCTTCAACGAGCAGGCTGAGTTCTGGCACAGTGGCTACTGCTCCAGGTGCGGGCGCGAGCTGACCGACCCGGAGTCCATCGCCCGGGGCCTCGGCCCGGTGTGCGCGGAGAAGGAGTAGCCCATGATCTACTTGACCCTGCTCTTCGTCCCGCTCATGCTGCTCCTCGTCTTCGGGTACAAGGGGCCGATGAAGTGAACGAGTGGAAGAAGATCAAGCGACAGGCGAAAAGGTCCGGGGATGCCGAGGTCCCCGGGCTGTATCTCGAAGTCTTCGGCGCGAACTACTCTGGAGCTGTCACGCCCGCCAGAGCCCGCGAGTCCATCATCGAGGCGTGCGAGGAGATGCTGATCATGGCGAAGGGCAAGAGCAACGACGAGGCGGTGTCCCTGGAGTCCATCAACGAGAAGCTCGACCGGATCCTGGCCTGGATGGAGAAGGTCAAGCCCACCGGCTTCGACGGGGTGGTGGAGGTGGAGGGTAAGGCGAAGAAGATCAAGGTGTCGGACCCCATCTCGGCCGAGGTCAAGCTCGCCACCGGGCTCAAGGATCAGGAGAAGGAGGCCAAGAAGGAGGAGAAGATCACCATCGAGAAGGTCCGCGAGGTGGCGACCCGCTACAGCAACGCCTTCGGCATGAACGATCTGCTCGCCTGCGTCAGCAAGTTCGACGGGGCGAAGAAGCTCTCGGGCGTGGCCGAGGCCAACTACCCCATGTTCGTGGCCGAGATGATGGGGCGGCTGGACCGCGAGGGCACCAAGACCGAGGAGCCCAAGAAGGAGGAGGTGAAGGAGGAGGCCAAGAAGATCACCCTCGACGAGATCAAGCCGAAGGCCAAGGCATTCATGGACAAGAACGGCACCGAGGCCCTCGCCGCCCTGCTCAAGAGCTTCGGCGCGGCCAAGCTGTCCGAGGTGGCGGGCGACAAGTACCCGGCGCTCCTGGAGGCCCTGGTCAATGCCTAACGCCCACGCCAAGCTCTCCCCTTCGGCGGGGAAGCGGTGGCTCAACTGCCCCGGGTCCGTCGCGCTGTGCGAGGACGTGGTGGACTCCGGGGGCGCCGACGCGGACCAGGGGACCGCCTGCCACTCCATCCTCCAGCTCCGTCTGGAGGGGAAGGCGGTGCCCGAGAAGATCAACATCGAGAAAGAGGAGGGCGGGGAGGTGACCGTCGTCCCGGTCACCAAGGAGATGCTCCACCTCGTCGATCCGGTCTACGACTGGATCATCTCCTACAAGGAGAAGCACAACGCCCGCATCTTCTCCGAGCAGAAGGTCGAGATCGGGGCCCCGGCCTTCGGCATCGAGCCGGGCATCCTCTGGGGCACCTCCGACGTGATCGCCCACGGCGACGAGCTGGCGGTGATGGATGCGAAGTTCGGCTACTCCCCGGTGGCGGTGGAGGCCAACGAGCAGTTGATCCTCTACGCTCTCGGGGCCATGTACGCTTCGGCGTGGATGTTCGACACCATCCGCCTCGTGATCCTCCAACCCCGCGACTCCGTGGAGCCGAAGGGGCACGTCTACACCGGGGCCGACCTCATGAAGTTCGAGGCCGAGTACGCGCCCAAGGTGCTCGCTGCGCTGCACGGCGGGCCCCTGGTGCCGTCCGAGGGGGCCTGCCGGTGGTGCCGTGCGGCTGGGCCGTGCCCCGCCCTGCGGGATCAGGTGCTCCAGCTCGCGCGCCGCGAGTTCAAGTCGGCCCTCACCATGACGCCCGAGGAGATCAGCGACCTCCTGCTCAAGTCCGAGATGATCGAGGGCGCCATCGCTGCGGTGAAGCTGCACGCCACCAAGCTGGCTGAGATGGGGACCTCGATCCCCGGCTTCAAGCTGGTGAAGGGCGAGAAGAAGCGCACCTGGGTGAACGAGGAGGAGGCCCCGAAGCACCTCAAGAAGCTGGGGCTCTCCGAGGACGAGGTCTTCGAGAAGAAGCTCGTCACCCCCGCGTCCGCGGAGCGGGACCTCGCGGACAGGATCCTCGCCAAGTCCAAGGTGAAGATCACGAAGAAGTATGCGCTGGAGCAGGCCAAGGTGATGGTGGGCGAGCTGGCCTTCAAGCCCGAGGGCCTGCCCACCCTGGTGCGCGAGGCCGACTCCCGGGAGGCCCTGCCACCCGCCTTCACCCTCGACGACGTGAAGGCCCTGGAGGCGCCCAAGGAGCAGGACATCACCCCGACGAAGCCCGTTGACGGAGCCGTGCTGTTCGACTAGGCTCCCGAGTGCAGTACCACCCGAAGCTAAACAGAGAAGAGGATCACATGGCGAATCAGAGCAGGCAGAGCACGCAGATGAAGATCGGGCCGTTCACCGGGGCGTACGCGCAGGGGCTCTTCGAGGCCAGCGCCATCGACGAGAAGCAGGAGCCGAAGTACGGGATCACGCTCCTGGTCCCCAAGGCGGTGGCCGAGAAGGAGCTGGCGCAGCTCAAGAAGATGATCGCCTTCGTCGCCGCTGAGAAGTTCGGCCCGAACTGGGTGAAGCTGCCTAACTTCAAGCTCCCGATCAGGGACGGCGACGTGGAGAAGCCCGACAAGAAGGAGTTCGCGGGCATGATGTTCATCGGCGCCCGCTCCAAGAACCCGCCGGGCGTGGTGGACCGCCACCTCAAGCGGATCACCGACAAGGACGAGGCGTACAGCGGGTGCAAGTTCGTCCTCCAGGTCAACGTGTACGCCTTCGACGCGGGCGGCTCGAAGGGCGTGGCGCTGGGCCTCAACAACGCCCTCGTCTTCGAGAAGGGCGAGCGGATCGACGGGCGCATCGGGGCCGAGGAGGCGTTCGCGGAGTTCGCGGAGTCGGGCGAGGGCGGCGGCTCGGAGAACCCGCTCGACTAGTTCACCCCCCGACTAGACGAGCGGTAGGGCCCCGGGGCTGTTCGGCCCGGGGCCCTTTTTCGTTGTTGATCTTCCTGACAGGAGATGATCATGAACTACCAAGTGCTTCGTTGCAGCATCTATGAAGACCCCTTCCACCCCCTCACCTGGATCGTGCGCGGCATCGACCTCGATGTGGCGATCAAGGACGCGGCCCTCGACTTCGAGATGATCCACTCCGAGGTCTTCGTGATCACCGACATCTTCAACGTGGACGAGAACACCTACAACGACGAGGCTTCGCTGATCCACGCCGGGCTCTCCCGGCTCCGCGACAGCGCCCGCGAGCTGGAGGAGCGGAACATGGCGATCAGCTTCTACTGGAACGCCGCCCACCTCAAGGTCGTCTCGGAGGAGGGCCTGCTCGCCAACCCCGCCCCGGCTCCGCTCTCCATCGAGCAGCTCAAGGCGATCGCCCGCCAGCTCCGGGTCCACCCCAACTACAAGAAGCAGACCATCGTCATGAACACCAGGGACGGCTGGACCCTCACCACCACGCCCCAGACCATGACGGTGTCCTCGTGATCCTCGTCCTCGACTTCGAAACGCGGAGCGAGCTGGAGCTGCCTGCGGTCGGGGCCTACAAGTACGCCGCCCACCCCAGCACGGAGATCCTCTGTGCGGCGTGGAGGTCGAGCGATGGCACCTCGGGCCTCCTCGTGGGCGCCGACGTGGACGAGCTTCGAGCCGAGATCCTCCCGCGTCACTCCCGCATCGTCGCCCACAACGTCGAGTTCGAGCGGCAGATGATCAAGGAGAAGCTGGGCACCGACATCCCCATCGCTCAGTTCACCGACACCGCCGCCCTCGCCGCCCGGATGTCCCTGCCCCGCAAGCTGGAGCTGGTGGCGAAGTTCTTCAAGCTCGACACCGGGGCCAAGGAGGAGGGCAAGGCGGCGATCGACGCCCTCTGTCGCCCGCGCAAGCCCTCGAAGGACAACCCCGACAAGTGGTGGACCCCGCAGACCAAGCCCGAGGCGTTCGAGAAGCTGTACGCCCGGTGCCGTCAGGACGTTGATCTCACCTGGGCGCTCCTCACGGAAAAGCTCATGCCCCTGGAGGATCAGGAGCACGAGCTGTGGAAGCTCACGATCGAGATGAACGAGCGGGGCGTCTTGATCGACCTCCCGTCCATCCCCCTGGCCCACGCGATCCTCGACGCGGAGGCGGCGCCCCTCGAAGCCGAGTTCGACCTCCTGGTCGGGCGCCCGGTGAAGAGCTACGCGAAGGTGGCCGAGGCCCTCGGGCTCGACAACGTCAAGAAGCCCACCGTCAGGAAGGCCCTCCGCAACCCCAACCTGGAGACGTGGAAGAAGAGGGCCCTCACGATCTATCAGGCCCTCTCGAAGTCCTCCGTGACGAAGCTGGACGCGATGCTGGACCGCGCCGACGCGGACGCCCGGGTGCGGGGCAGCTTCATGTATTGCGGCGCGGACAGGACGGCCCGGTGGTCTTCGGTGGGGCTCCAGCTCCAGAACTTCAAACGGGGGCTCGGGCCCGAGACGGATGTGGCCTTCGAGGCGTTGAAGCAGGGCACGCTCGACCTCCTCTTCACCGGGGGCGCCCGCCCGCCGCCCGACCCGCCGCTCAACCCCACGGGCACGATCAGCGAGATGCTGCGCGGCTTCATCCTCGGGCCGTTCATGGTGGGGGACTTCTCCCAGATCGAGGCCCGAGGGCTGGCGTGGCTTGCCGAGGACACGGATCAGGTGCAGCTCTTCCGTGATCACGGCGATCCCTACTGCGCCATGGCTTCCGCGATCTACGGCTTCGAGGTGACGAAGAAGGACAAGGAGAAGCGGTTCATGGGGAAACAGGCCGAGCTGGGCTGCGGCTACGGCATCGGCAAGGACAAGTTCCAGCGGTCCCTCGACGAGATTTACGATGTCCAGGTGTCCAACGAGTTCGCGGCCCAGGTGGTGTCGGCGTACCGGGCGCGGCACCCGAAGATCACGAAGTTCTGGGAGCGGCTCAACAAGGGCTTCGTCTTCGCCGTGGCGAACAACTCGAAGAGGATCAAGGTCACGCGAAACATCTTCATGGGCGTGATCACCCACGGCGGGATGAAGTACGCCTTCATCGAGCTGCCCTCGGGGCGGCGGCTCTACTACGCGGACCCGCAGATCGAGTCGAGTGATCGTGGACCGAACGTGAGATACTTCGGGCGCGAGGAGGGCGTGTGGACGTACGTCCGCACCTACGGGGGGAAGCTCGCGGAGAACATCACCCAGGCCACCTCCAGGGATGTCATGGCCGAGGCGATGCTGCGGCTCAAGGCGGCGGGCTTCAAGCTCTGCATGACCGTCCATGACGAGATCGTGGCATCTGCCTGGGGATCAAAAACCCTCAAGGATTTCCACGAGATCATGGTGATGCCGCCCCGGTGGTGTGCCGATCTTCCGATCGAGGTTGAATCCTTCGATTCGATCCGCTATAGGAAGTGACGCGCAGTTCCACAACTCAGGAGGACAGGACAATGCCCAGCATGAACGTGAAGCCCGAGCACATGGAGTTCGTCAAGAAGATCAGCAAGGCCCGCGAGATCACGCAGGAGGAGGCCCTCGACGTGGTGGTCCGCGCGGGCATCCACCGGATGAACGCGACGATCAACTACGCGAAGAAGCAGAAGAAGGAGTCGAAGCCCCGCAAGCCGCGCGCCTCCAAGCCCAAGGCCGAGAAGAAGGCCCCCAAGAAGAAGGCCAGCAAGAAGTCCGAGGCCAGCCTCCTGGACTAGCGTGACGCTCGAAGTCTCCATCGAGCAGTTCGCCGTCGAAGAGGCGACCCGCCGCTGGGGCAAGGACTCTGCCGTGAAGTGGGGCTACGATGGGTGGCCCGACCGGCCGATCCTCCCCGGCGGCGGGTCGCATTTCTGGCTGGAGCTGAAAACCGAAACCGGGCGGCTTCGCAAGGCGCAGGAGATCAGGCGCGAGCTGCTCGAAGCGAAGGGCGAGAGGATCTATGTCCCCCG